GGAAGATTTCCTAAATCTAACTTCATATAACCGGTTAACTCCTGAATTCTTCTAATCTCAGGATCGTCTGGTGAAGTAAGTCCCATCCCTTTGGTTGGATCAACTTTACCTAAATTTGTAATTTTACCATCATTAACTACTGTTGCTGGTTGAATGCCTTCTGCTGCTTCAAACTCTTTTTTGATATTTTCTTCGTGATTACTCATGTTATTTGTTTTTTGTTAATTGTTTTTCTGGTGTAGTTTCTTCTACAATATGTTCAACAATAATGTTTCTAACATATCTTGAGATAGGAATTGGCCTAATACCAGATTCCATTGATTTTTGAATGATAATAGTATTTAAGTTATCTTCATCCTCAGGTGTTAAAAGAACTTGTAATTTTTTTGTCAATTTCTTTTTTTGAGGAATCATTTCCTGTACGCTTTCATTATATCCAAATTTAGGATTGTCAGATTTGAATTTTTTAATCCAAAATTCAACCCGGTCCATTACAATACCTAAAGATTCTTCTTCATCAAATCTTTCTAACACATCTCTCTTAAAGGATGTTGTGCCAAAATCCTTTACGGCTCTCTTAATGTATTTTCCGGTACCTAAATTATTAGGATTATCATTAACTGCATATCCCACATAGGTTTTCCCATTGGATATATTTTCTACTTTAAATATAATCATGATCTATAGATTATGTATTCTATATTATATATTAGAGATAAGACAAAAAAACTGGCCCTAAGGCCAGTTTTTGTTAAATGTTTAGATTTAGTTATTTGGAGCTCCAACGTTTTCTTCAACCCAATGGTCACAACGATAAGTCATTGATAACTGGGCAGCATCGGCTGTTCCATAATCAAGTGCATCAATAAAATCAGGTGCACCAGTTGGGAAGATGTCCTTACAAGTAATCTTTCTGAAGATATCCCCTGCACGGTTATATTGAACAATGATCATGCTTCCTACATAGTCTTTCTTTAATCCCATTTCACCAGTCAATGGATCGTAGATTAATTTATACCAGTTTCTCATGGTATTGTAAATGTAGTTTTCATTTGCATCATTTAGATTCAGTGTAAACGCGATAGTAAGATCTACGAAAGTCTGACCAGGCATACCTGCAAAAGAACGATCTGCAAATTTATATTTTTGACCAATTGCATCTACTGAAGGATTTAATGCATTTAAACCTCCAACAGATATAACATGTTCAAGGATCAAACCAGTATCATCACCATTTGGGGTAAAGAGTGTTACCTCAAATAGGTTAGGCTGAATAGGTTCGTATCTGTTATTACTTGCCCTTGATTGAGTGTAATGTGGTAATGGCATAGTTTAACTTATTTTTTTATTTATTCTTTCTTTATTTCTTTTATTGGAAGTTTCCTGAACTAATTGCTCCAGTTCTTAAAATAGTGGTTCTTTGAACCAAAATTTCCATTCCTCTTACTGGTTCAATATAAGTATCTAGGATACCAACATTTTGATCAATAACTTCCGGCGTATTATTAGTTTCATCCATTACGTTTCTGAAGTCATATACACCATCATCGTTTTGGACCGTTGATAAGAAGTTATCAGCAAGAGTTTTAATTTCCAATCTTGTTTGAGCAGTATTGAACTCAAATAAGTAATTCTTAAGAATTGCCTCAATACCATCCTGGATGTAAATAACAACCTCTCTCACATTAATTGAACTTAATGCAGATTTAGGAGTTTGTTGAGCAGTTTTATTTGCAAAGATAGTTGGACCAGTTCCACTTTGGAAAATGATTGGATTCAATCCAAATGGTTCTAAGTATTCTCTATCTGATAGGTCAAGATTAATTTCTAATCCTACCACACCAGTTCCACCTACAACACCTCTACGAACACCTGCAACCAAAGACCAAGGTAATGCATTTTCATACTTTGCAATAAAGTTATTTGATACATAAGCAGCAGGAGGAACGTTAATGTTCTTTCCTAAATCCCTTACAGTAATAAAAGGATAATAGAATCCACCCCAGCTTCCACCTTGAGTAGATGCAGGCAATGAGTATCTAACTGTTGGGTTCTTAGAAAGATCACCACCTGTAGAAATAAATCTAGATGATAAGGCTCCAGTTGCATCCACGAATGAAGGGTCTACGTTAGCCTTAAAGTCTTTTGCAGAAGGTGCATTAATAATTGCAAATGCATTCTTTCTAGTTTGACATAAGTTAGTATAGATTGACTTAGATCCACTTTCAATACCGTTTCCAAAAGTATCAATTAAGTAACGGAAGTTAATAGTTTCTCTATCAGTTAATGCTTTAAATAAATTTGTTCCACTTAATGTTCCATTAAGAATAGCATTCTGACGATCATTGGTTCCGTTAGGTACGTGTTTATTAACATCCAATACAAATCCGTCAAGAGTAAAGATGTTTAGGTAATCAACCCAAGTATCAATTGGGTAATAAAGTTCAACCTTCTTAATAGAATTTACAGTAGTAACGTTAATTTCAGATTGACATGTCACAAGTAATGCAGTAGTTCCTACTGGGATAGTAGGGAATTCATTATTCGTTTTACCACCTTGAACTTGATTAATTCTAGTTAATCTAGAGTGAGGTACTGAAACATTACCTTCAAAATGTAAAAGATAATTTCCTACAACCACAGTAGAAGCATCAGGGTTAGTTGATGCAATAAGTACCTGGTTAGGTTTAAGAAGTGGTTCAGTTGAAGAATCTGATATAATATCGATTGAACGATTAAGAGATCCTTTAAGTGTTTGGATATCTAACGTGTTTAATCCAACAGAGCCTCCGTTTGAATTTAAGAAGTATCCTGTACCGCTATCCATATTAAACTGAGATCTTGGAGTAACGTTTACAAAAGTATCTTGTTGATAAGGAGTTATTCTAACACCTGGTATGTAATATGCAGGGTCAGAGATTGCAAACTTAGTACTTACAGTAGCAGGTACACCAGTATGAATAAATCCGTAACTAGTAGCATTAAATACTAGGTAAGATGTATATTCATTACCAGAGATTTCCCATACTGCTTCATCACCATCAGTAAGAGTTCCGTTAGAGAATGAACTGTAAAGAGCACTTCCGTAAGAACCAATGATATTAGCATTAGTATTTGAAGTTTCAAATTCATGAACGGTAAAACCTAAGTCTTCTTCATTTACATAAGTATATGTAGTTCCTAATGATGTTGGAAAATCACCAGATACAATTCCACCTACTCCTGATAAAACAACAGTAACAACGGTATTGGTAACATTCACAGAAAGTACAGGAACATACTTATTGCTAATTGCACCTTTAATGTAAGAACCTACTGTTGTAGGAGAGTTAGCAGACATACTTGCGAATGCATCATATAAAGGATTACCCGCAGATCCAATTACTGAGATCTGAATATTTCCTCCTGTTAAAGTATTAACAGATACTATGTCACCTGTTGCAATAGTTGCTAGGTTTACACCTTGTGCAGCTCTTGCATAAGGAAGGTCAGCCACAATTGCTTCGCTATATGAAAGGAAATTAACATCATCCTGAATACCAGTAGCCTGAGTATATTCGATGTTATGTCCAATTAGGTCAATACCACCTTTTACACCATCGATTAGAAAATCTCCACTGAAGAGATCTTCATTCACAGCGCAGAATAATCCGGTTGTAGCAGTATCAGCATTGATTAATTTCTCAATGAATAAGTTATTACCAAGTAAATCTACAAAATCAGGAATTAAACATGCAGTGTAAGTTGCAATTAGGTTTACTTCTGATTCATTAAAGAATTCTTGTAATTTAGTATCGGTTGTGTCAGATGCAAATTTCTTTCTCTCAATACCTTTAGTTGGATTAAAATATTGTTGGAATGTAGGATCGGCAGTAAATCTGTCATAAGGTGTAGCAGAACCGATCTAAAAGATCATTAGTAGTTAGAGAGCTTAATACATTTCTGTTTGCTCCAACGTTATCTAGGAATGCATCACTATCAGGGAAAAAGAATTTATCCCTGTTGTAAAATTTTTGATATTCTCCAGAAGCACCTGCATTATTTTGAGCTTCCGGTGTAGCAGCAGTACCTAACTTAATGTAGTCTACATCGTCGTTTGAGTCTAATGCTAAAAGGTTAAGGGCTAAAATTGGTCCTCTTTCTAATGCAGCTAAGCAGCTTCTATGAAAGTATGAATCCTTTCTTTCGAGGTTTCTGTCAATATCTCCAAATACTTGCTTAAAAAATGCAGTATCCGGTACAAAAACTGGGGTATTAAAAGGACCTTTCTTAGAAAAACCAACAATTAATCTTGTTTGGTTTGCAGGAATGCTAACAACTTGACTCTTATCAAATTCGAAGCGGTATGTACCTGCGGCTTTAAGAGAAGCGATTCTTGGATCTAGTGCCATCTTGTATTATATTTTTTTTATTGCTTTTTTTATATATCCACGGCATAGCCACTTTTCTACACAAGATCATAAATATCGTAATTGAGATTTCCTCCCTTAGAATCCTTTTCTAAGATCTCATCAATCTTAGTTTGTAGAGATTCTTCTACGGTATCATAAATCTCTTCAACAAAGTCGGAAAAGTCTAAAGTAAAGAAAAATTCTGAACTATTTATGCTGGTCATTATAAGATCGTCATGACCTAATTGTCCTGCATATGTTCCATTAGGCATCTTTCCAAACGTAGAGGCTTCATACACAGTTTTCTTATCTTTAATTACAATTCTATTCTGGGTTATATATTTCTTAAAGTTTTGACAAAAGATAGGTTTATTATCTTTTTTGATTTTAAGACCAAAGTTTTTAGTTCTTGCATCAATACGATGTTTAAACTTAACAACCATTTCTTCATCAAATTCATTTCTCTGTGGAAAGACAGTTTCCAGTCTCTTAATTAATTCACCGCCAAACATATTCCACTCGATTATTAGTTTTACGTTTTCTGAATGAAACATATCAAATGATAAAATATAAACAGCTTTTGCAAATTCTTCTATAGTATGTTCATTACTTCTAAATCTTCCTATTTGTCTAAGTCTAAAAAAGTCTACAAACGACCCAGGCGAGGTTATCTTTTTCCAGTCCTGCTCATCCATGATTTCAATCTTAAAGATATTTATAATTGAATAGTCACCACCATTTCCTTCTGCAATATCAATTGAAAAGACCCAATAATTTGTATCTTCTTCAATTTCATCAAGATTAAAATCAGGATCCCATAATAAGCCTGCATACTCAATGTTCTCATCCTCAAATTCAGGAATCTCTTTATGAATAAATTCTTTTTGGTTTTGTTGAAGCTTTTTAAGACTATCTGCGCCTAATAAGAGAGAAGAACTTGCTATAAACTGATTTCCGTATTGTCTATTAAAAGCCTCCTCTGAACCAAGGTTAGCAACTTCTTGCCTCATCCATGCCTCGTCTCTACCAGGAACATCCCACCAGTCAACCCTAAACGGTGAATATTCATTTAATCCTTTTTCTGCAGATGAGTAAATATCATAAAACTTATTAAATCCGTTCGGTGTACTTGTAATAATTACCTTTGAATTTGAAGAAGCAGATACAGTAGGATAAACGTTTTCATAAAATGTTTCCACGAAGTTCTGTGGGATGTGAGCGAACTCATCCATAAACAGTAAGTGAATTGTAAAACCAATTGCGGCTTTCTTTGTAGTGGTTTGACCAATAATACGACAGCCATTATCAAACTTGGAATTAAATACATCCCATTTAATAACACCAGGCTTTAAGAAAAACGGTAAGTGTTCAAGAATCGTTTTTCCTTTATCAATAATTTCACGAGTGGTAGCCCCTTTGTTTGAAAGTACAAGAGAATTCTTATCAAAATTAAATAAAGAGTACCATGCAATAAAAATTGATGAGCAAATTGTTTTACCAATCTGACGAGATGCTAAACAACAATTAAATCTTTCCTTTTGAAATTGTCTTAACATCTCTTCCTGATATCCTCTTAACTTAATTGTCTGAAGACCATGATCGGTCATTACGGTACAATAAGTATTTGCAAAATAAACAATATCAGTTGCGCATTTCTTTATTTCTCTAATCTCATGCGGTGTATAATTAAAAACTATGTTTCCCTTCCTAAGATTAGAATTACCTTCATAGAAAGGAGTTGCTTTAGGTTTATACCCTTCCTCTAATGCAAGCATAAGTTGTTCAACCTTTTCTGATGTCCATGAAAAGGATTCTTCTGCAGCGCCAATCTTAAACTCAAATCCTGCGCTTTCTGCTCTAGGTTTCTGTGCCATCTTCTTCTATTATAGCTAAGATATGATTTTCATGTAGAGCTTCGTATTCTTCTCCGTCTATATTAAAAATCGTACCCTTACCAATTGTTTTTATGATTGTATGCCCATCTCTAACATCTTCGGATGAGGACTTAATTACAATACATTTACGATTATACTTTTCGGTTGGAAGTATAATTCCACCTTCGGTTACTTTTTCTTCTATGATCTCTTTTGTAAGAACATAGTTATTCTTCAGTTTGATCTGCATCGACATCTTGTATATCTTCTTCGTTAATACTATCTTGTAAGGCTCTCATAAGATCCTTAGTTCCTCTTGCCTTAACACCAGTGTTACCGGATTTCTTTTGAGCAGTATCAGTATTAGCACCCCCATGATAAACATCAATATCCCTGGAAAGCTTTTTAGCATTCTCTTCAATTGCAACCATATACATGGTTTGACTTTTAATGATATCTAAAAGTGTTCTCTGTAGGTCGCTAAGTACTTCAAACATTCTAGGCGAAACGTCACCTTCATTAATAGTATCCATTAATGTTGAAATTGCAGTTTCACTATTTTGCATTTGGCGAATAAGCATACCTAATGCATATTCATCTAGCTCTGCTTTAACCTTAATGTATTCATGCTCCTCAATAATCTCTTCACTTAAATAGAACTTAAGAAGATTATTCATAACCCGCTGGGCCTTATTCTTTGCGGTTTGTAATGCAACAGCTTGTGTTCCTTCTGCTCTAACCTTTGGTAATTGTGGGGTATCTTCTAAACCAGGTACCTCATCAGGTAAATCATTTAATAAGTCTCCAAGGCTATCTCTAAATTTATGTTTAGAATCTTCTTTCATTAATCCTTAATTTAGATTATATATTCTAGCTTATCTAGGATTGGTTTCTTTCTGTAGTAATAGTTGTGGTGCAGCATTATCCAGTAGTAAAGTTAAATGAGTATCTTTTACTACATATTGTGATAATATCAATTCCTGTAATTCTTCTTCAATAGGTTTACTCCAAATACGAAGGTTAGTTAGGTCTGTTTTACACCCTAATAGTTTCCATGAATTAAAATCTGGTATTTCAATCGGTGTATACAATTTGGTCTCAGAAAATATCTTTGTTAATTGAGCGCTATTTTTTGGATTAATTGCACCTGTTTTATCAAGAGTTTCATATCCAAACAGGCTTAATTGTTTTGCAATAGAATTAAGATTAATTACGAATGCATACCAATTATTCTCAATAAGAGATAGACCTTGTGATTGTAAATTATACTTAAAATAGTTACCATCCAACTTTACTATAAACCAATTTGGTGTGTATGTGAATTCTACAAGTTGAGCAGGTGGTAAAAGAGACGTTTCATAAACCATAAAGGTATTACTTGCCTCTCTGTTAAATCTAGGAGTACCTTGGAATGTATTATCAATATAGTCTACATCAATATTAATACTAGTAGATCCTATTGCGGTTATTTTATGAATACCGTTATATGATGCGGTACCAGCAACCTTAACCCAATTTCCAACAGAGAGGGTTTGTGACAGGGTAGGTAAACCTGAAGTATTAAGTTTTACCTTTCCTCCGCTATTAGTTATGCCTGTGATTGCCACATTTATCCCAATAGGATTTGTGTATTTTGGTCTTACCCAAAAAGTAAATGCTCTATCATCGGTTTCTTTCCATCCTTTATTATATCTGTACTCAACACCTTCTATGCCTGTTTCCATTGAGGACAACTGATAGTGATATTTGGAAATAATAGTCCAGTTATTATAAACATTCTCCTCTTTAATTAAAAGTCTCTTATCAAGTATTCTTCTAACATAATCATTTGATAAAGTACCTATAGTGTTATATTGATTAGGCTTTCTTACATCATCGTATTCTTTATTAGCCTCTTCACCAAACTTAGATTCAAGGTCACTTACCAATGCATTCTTTTCAGCTTCAATGTTTTTATTAGGATAGAGAACAGCCGTTCTTTGTTGATAAGGTACAAGACTTACTCTCCAATATGATCCGGTATATAAAAAGTCATCCGCTTCAGTAACAGCATCAACTTCATACATTCTGTTCATATATTGTTCAAAATACAAATAGTCTCTCATCTGTGGTCTTGCACCAACACCAAATACTTGTTCAAATGCTGATTTAACAATATGCACCTCAAACTGTACAGGAAAATCCATCATAAGAGGATTATACTGAATGTCCCTTGTTGGTAATTGGTTATCAGGAAACATTATCTTAACTTCTGCAGTTGAGATAACATTAAATAAAGAATATTCTTTTAGGATAACATCTTTACTTCTTTGATCTGCAGCAGTCTTAAAGTACTTAACACAAAAACCAAATAAATTTGATGCAACAGCAGAAAGTTGGTTATACATCTGTGATGCCCTGGACAAATCATACGGGTTCCAGGATGAACCACAGCAATCAATAACAAGGTTTTGCGCACCTGATAATGAACCGCTATCACAACAATTAATTTGTGGAATTTTACAAATCATTCCACCATCTGTAACTATTTCGAGTGATATAGACTTAAATTCTAGTGTGCCATCGCCCACCTGTTCATACTTATACTGCACCCAAAATGGATTAATCGGATTGAGTAACAAACCGTCTAGATTCGCATTAGTTAATGAGATCCAATCAGAATAGGTAACTCCATCAATACCCCATCTAAAAGATTTACTAAAATAAACTGATGTAGATTCACCTTCGGTTTGATCACTATAACTTAATACCTCAACAACATTCTTGTAAGGCTCTTGAAGACTTATTAAAATAGCATCGCCATTTTCATTTGTTGTTGTTCCTATAACGGCCATGTATTAAGAATTTATTTGTTGTTCTATTTCTTCAACTTCAACCACTTCCTTTTTGAAAGTTTCACCTAAAATATATGAACCTACAAACGGTGTTAATGCTGCAAAATATGCGCTTACTCCAATAAGATCTGAACCATTTACGATTACCCATAAACCTACGGCTAGCCATAATCCAATTGTAATGTACATCATTACTTCTCTTCTACTGTTAGGGCCTGGCAAAAATATTGAAGAATTTTTACTTCTACGAACGCTTTCACCAAATATAT